AGTTTGTCGCAGACCTACGCGGACTGGAAATCGAAAGAATAGACAAGAGAGTATTCGTAAGTATAAAGAAATAGTAATTTAAATACAAATAATAACGTGTAATGCGATTTTAAATGCACATAAATCCAAGTAAAAATAATTTTCAACATTAAACTACGGGAAAATCGTTAAAATATGTTGCGTGATATGGCTAAAGTATGGTATTATAGCTATATGTTAAAGTATACGAGGAGATAATAAATGAAATTATTGAAAATATCTGTAGAAGGGTTAATGCTTTTTAAAGAAAAGGTTGAAATCGATTTTTTTACTGAGCAAAATGTTATGTCTGATAATACGGAGATGGTATTTAATCCTTTTGGTAAAATTTATACAAACAATGTTATATCTATTATTGGAATTAATGCCTCCGGAAAAACATCACTATTGAAGTTGATAGATTTTTCTCTAAACCTACTAAATGGTGAACCTATAAATAAAATTGAATCAAAAGATATATTGTCAGAATGTCAAAGTGTAGAATTTGAGATGGTATTTTATGATGATAATAAGGGCATTTGTAAGCTCAATACAAATATAGCTGTAATAAAAGAAAACGATCTAGAAGAGCGTTTTGTGATTAATGAAGAAACTTTATATAGAAAGAAAGTTTCTCAAATAAGAGCAAAAAAGGACATGTTCATTTTTCCAGATTATGGGATGGTACGTGATAAATCTGCAGAATTCCTCAAAGACGACATTAGTATTGCTATTTCTATAAACAAGAATAATGGATTTAAAATACGAAATCTTATCAAACTAACAAACCTTAACATCTTAAGAATAATTGGTAATTTTCCAAGAGAATTAATACAGTTCTTAGACTCTAGTATTAAAAAGATTAGTTTTGATCAAAAAACTCAAGAAATAAGATTAGAGTTTTATGATAGGGATGTTATTTCAGTAAGCGATCCTCTACAGTTAGAAAAATATTTATCATCAGGAACAATAAAAGGCATAAATATTTTTTTGAATGCAATGTTGGTATTTGAAGAAGGTGGCTATTTGATAGTAGATGAACTGGAGAATCACTTTAATAGAGAAATTGTTGCGACCTTAGTAAGATTTTTCATGAGCAGTGCGGTCAACAGTAAAGGGGCAACATTAATTTTTTCAACACATTATTCAGAACTATTAGATGAATTTGAGCGAAATGATAATATTTATATTGTAAGGAACAGGGGTGGAATTACTGTACAAAAACTATATAAAGTTCTACAGAGAAAAGATATTAAGAAAAGTGAAGCGTTTAAAAGCAATTTCCTTGAGGGAACAGTTCCTTCTTACGAGTCCTATATAAATTTAAAAAAAGCTATAATTAATGGGAAAATAAGGGAGGCATAGGAAACTTTGACGGAAAGCAAATTAATTGCATGTATTGTAGAAGGAACTGCCGAAAGAGTAATAATAACAAAATTATTAGGCGCTGAAAGACTGATATTTTCAAAAGAAGAATTACTTGACGAAGAATTACTGAGGAGTAGGAATGCAAGAATTTTTGAGGAAAGATATTTAAGAAAAAGCTTTGAATCAAAGATTAAGGTATATAGAATACTGGATTCTAAAAAAGAAAATTTTAAATTAAGTCCGATGTATAAAAACAAAGTTGATGTAATTAATGTTATCACAGCTCCGGAAATCGAAATTCTTGTGATAATAAAAGAAGGTAAATTTGACGATTACTGCAAACATAAAAGTAGACTCAAACCTAGTGAGTACTGCAGTCAAAAATTAAAGATTTCTAATGTAAAATCAAAGTCTTTCTTAGATGGATATTTTTCTGATATAGATGAGCTTGTAAGTGTAATAAAGGAATATAAGAGTAAACATAAATTTTCAAAAAATGAGATTTGCCTAGCAGATATTATCAAATACCAATAATTTGTTTTCAAAAGTGGCACCCTAAATGGCACACTTGTATTGTCTTTAATTGATATTTTTTGATATAAAAATGTAAATATCTACCAATTTACAACGAAATAGAAAAGCCTTGAAACACTGATAAATACAGCGTTTTCAAGGCTTTTGTTACTTGGTATAGCTAAGTGTGTAGTATCCGATACTTTTATAGTAACGGTATTATTACTCGAAGTGTTGAAATTTAAAACTAACCGAGCATTTCCATTATCATCGTCATATATAAAAACAGAGTTCACCAATGTGTCGATAATTCGCCTTTGATATGATTCATCGTTAATATCACCTTTTTTAAACGATAACAACCAATACACAACTTTGTCTTTTGTAATTGTAGGTTTTATCATTTTTTCACTTGCTATTTTCTTTTCTAATGACTTTTTCTCTTTTTCCAATTCGGAAACTCTTTTTGCTACGGATTCTGAAATCACACCTTGCTCAAGTGCGTGCAGCAAATTTGAAAATCGAGCAGTAACATCATCTAATCGAGCAGTTAGCTCAGCCAACATGGATTTATCCAAGTATTCTTGGTTTATAAGTTCGACAACCTTTTCGGCTATTCTATCAATATTTTCATCAGTCAATACATAATTTTTAGTGTATTCAACGACAGTACGTTCTATCCATTCTTTTCGCTCAACCTTTTTATTGCAAGTGTGCTCTCGCTTGCGTGTTGCACATTTATAGTATCGATAAGTAGTACCATGACGTGATGTACCACTTTCGCCTATCATCATTGCACCACAATGTCCACAGAACAATTTCCCGGTCAGTAAGTAAAGGTCAGTTGCCTTTTGTTTGGCTCTAAAATGCTTATTATACTCAAATGTGTTTTGTACACGCTCGAATAACTCTCGGTCAATAATAGGTGGGACAATATCCTCTATGACGATATCATCATAACGATACACACCTATGTACTTATCATTGGTCAAAATTCGTCTCAGACTATTTTTATTAAATTGCCCACCTGTGGTAGTCTTATAACCATTGTTATTGAGCCATCTTGCTATATCTATAATGGGTTCGTTACGAGCATATCTCTCAAATATCTCTCGAACGGCTTTTGCCTCATATGGGTCGATTTCGTATTTCTTATCTTTACCTCGCCTATATCCTAGTGGTGTTTTACCATTCACATAACCTTTTAAGGCATTCTCTCGCAGACCTCGTTTTACACCTCGTCTAAGATTTTCCGAGTAATACTCGGCATATCCCTCGAGTACAGATTCCAAAATAATACCCTCGGGAGTATCAGGCATTGGTTGTTTTGCGTAAAATAATTTAACACCATTCTTTTTTAGTCTTGCTTTATATATGGCACTATCATATCTACTACGAGCAAATCTATCGAGCGTATACATTATAACAGCCTCGAATTTACTCTTAGAACTATCTTTTATTAGTTGCTGAAAAGCCGGACGATTATCAGTTTTACCTGAAATTGCCCTATCTATATATTCATTAACAATTTGCAGATTATTTTTCTCAGCAAATTCTCTACATTCTCTTATTTGCCCCTCTATAGATTCTTCTCGCTGATTATTACTAGAGTATCGAGCGTATATTACAGCATTCATTTTCTAGTCTCCAATTTTATTAGCTATATATTCGCCATATCTGACGAGGTCACTAAGACTTTTATCATCTAACTCTCTCATAATATCAATCATCTTAAATACCAAACTGACATCTTTCGGAGTAGGACAGTTCGAGCGAGTGTCATATGAATAATAGTTATTCGTGGTTGTGCTACTTGTGTCACCTATATTAGTGGAAATATCCCCACTATTACTTGTTGAATTAACAGAGTTACTAGGCTCGTCATCAATGAAAAAATCCATTACTTGGCAATTCAGATGTTTTGCAAGGCGAATCAGTACATCTTCCTTTGGTAATTGACCGTTATTTATAGCTGTAGCTTTTGATGATGAAAAACCTAAGTCAAGCATTACTCGAGTTAATGAGGTCTCCCTTTCCTTACAAATTCTTTGTAAATTCGTTCTAAATGACATATTTATATCCCCTTTCGTAAAATAATTTATGAAAAAAGAATTTTTGTGCTTGACAATTCGTTTTTTAAGAATTAGAATAAGAATAAGAAGTTTTGAAATGCGAAATGGCAACAAAAATCCCGGCTTTTTAGAGATGAGAACTCTAAAAAGAAAAAGTGAGTTGTTTACATAAGAATAATAACAATAATTATTCGAATTGTCAATCGCATTTTATAAACTGAGTTTGTGAGAAAGGAGAAAGACATGGGTGAAATTAAGAGCAGAATGATGTCACTAGGTATTCGTCAGGTCGATATGATATTTGAACTGAGAAAGCGTGGGTACGAAGTACAACCCCCTATGCTATCGAGTGTACTAAGTGGTGTCTACACATCACCACGAGCAAAAGAGATTCTAGCAGAATGCGAGACTATCTTGAATGAACGAGAAAATGGAAATTAACGAAAAAGACATCAACGAGCTTGCCAGCTCTTTGGTGAAAACCATTACTAAGTTTTATGAAAATCCTCAAAACGAAAAGGAGTATGAAAAATGGTTAAAAGAACGAAAAAAGGTATAAGGCTGTATAGCTTTATTGCACCAACGTTGGTGATTTTATCGGTATTACTACTGAACGGTCTAGCAACGAGAATTGAATTTCCCGAGGCGTGTAAGACTGAACCCACTAAGTATAGGCTCAATATACCGGGGATATGCGACGAGATGATTGATGACATTGCACTCAAGTGTGGATTAGACCCGGAAATTATAAAAGCCATCATCTTAGAGGAGTCCAATGGTGACCCCAATGCTATCGGTGACAATGGTGAAAGTATAGGACTAATGCAAGTACAACCTAGATGGTATAAGGTCGAAATGGAAGAGTTGGGAATTGTAGATTTGTTTAACCCACAGGAAAATGTAATTTTGGGTTGCACCATTTTGTCAAAGCTATATGAACAATATGGGAACTATACAGACGCACTTAGTGTCTATAACAGTGGTAATACCGAGGATGGACGTGAGTATGCAGAAAGGATATTAAGGAAATGAAAGGTTATAAAGTTTTTAACGAAGATTGGACTTGCAGAGATTTCAAATATGAAATAGGCAAAACATATGAAATGGAAGAGTCTCCACAGTGTTGTGATAGAGGATTTCACTTTTGCACTAATTTAGCTGATTGCTTTAATTATTATGACTTTGATACTAACAACAAGATTGCCGAGGTTGAGGCACTTGGGGAGATTGACAAGGATAACGATGATACAAAGCACTGTACTAACAAAATAAAGATTGTTCGAGAATTGGCTTGGGAAGAAGTGTTGACGCTTTGTAACAGTGGCGATAGGAACAGTGGCAATAGGAACAGTGGCGATAGGAACAGTGGCAATAGGAACAGTGGCGATTGGAACAGTGGCGATTGGAACAGTGGCAATAGGAACAGTGGCGATTGGAACAGTACATCTTTTTCTAACGGTTGTTTCAACACCGAAGAGCCTAAAATCTATCTATTTGACAAACCATCAGATTGGACTTATAGAGACTGGATGAGATGTGACGCAAGATATGTTTTAAACAATATGCCAACTGATTATTTGTCTTGGGTTTACAGCGGAGATATGACGGATGAGGAGAAAGAAAAACATCCAGAACATGAAATAACAGGTGGGTTTTTGAGAACCCTGAACAAGTCAAGCGAGCGACAGACTTGGTGGGATGAGCTTGGTGAACATTGGAAAAATGAGGTTAAATCAATTCCAAACTTTGACGCAAAGATTTTTAAGGAAATCACAGGGATTGATGTGAATAAGGAGAAATAAATGTTTAACAGACAAATTGGTAACAAATTCGAGGAAGAATTTGCCAAAAAGTTATACGACCACGGGTACTGGGTGCACAGAATCACTCAAAATGCGTCGGGTCAGCCCGCTGACATAATTGCCATCAAGGGATATAGTGTCAGCCTCATAGATTGCAAGGTTTGTACAAAAGATTATCTCGACTTGTCGAGAATAGAGGAAAACCAAGTGTTGGCTATGACATTGTTTGACGAGAGGGCGAAAAGACCAAATGTTAGCTGGTTTGCAATTAAGCTCAAATTGGGAGACATATATATGCTCACATGGAAAATGATACAGATGACGTTACTGGTAGGCAAAACTCGATTGACCGATGATAACATAAGAGATTGTGGTCTACCACTTGACGACTGGTTGAGGTTAGACCGATAATGTCACATTTCAAGTTTTCGAATGTAATCGAGGTCGATAACCCATCAGTTGAATTGTGTGAGTGGTGTGATAAAAATCTAACTTTTGCAAATCCCGAGTACGCTAAAATGTCACGGATGAATTTACCAACAAAAGGGATTCCCAAAACTATTAGCTTATTCGAGACGAGAGGTAGGACATTGATTTTACCATACGGTGTTCTAAGCCTAATGCCACCTAGATTATACATTAACAGTACGAGTGAGGAAATGTTCGAAGATGTTCCAAAAATCGCTTATACGAGCGAAATATCACTCAGAGAGTATCAGTTAAAAGCAGTACAAGGCATGATTCTAGCAGAGGGGGGAATATTACAAGCCCCGGCTGGCTCAGGTAAAACACGATGTGGAATAGCACTATTCATGAAGTTGAAAGCTAGAACTCTATGGTTATGCCACACCAAAGACCTAATCAATCAAGCAAAAGATGTCGCAAGCGAGTTCATAGACCCATCACTAATAGGGACAATCACTGAGGGAAAGGTCAACATCGGTGAGGGCGTAACATTTGCAACAGTCCAAACGATGTGTCAGATTGACTTATCTCTATACAAGGACTATTGGGAATGCGTGATTGTGGATGAGGCTCACAGAATAAGTGGTTCACCCACAGTGCTGACACAGTATCGTAAAGTGCTCAACAACCTATCAGCTAGATATAAGTATGGTCTATCAGCTACAGTGCACAGAGCCGATGGTATGGAAAAGTGCATGTTCTCACTAATCGGAGATGTGGCATATAAAGTGTCTGATGAATCCGTAGCAGAAAACATAATGACGATAGGAATCGCAACGATATACACTGGGACGAGAATGTCACATCGAGCCCAAAACACAGACGGTACGATTAACTACACTAGGTTAATCAGTAGCCTTGCGGATGATGTCAATCGCAACAATACCATTAGAAATACACTGATAGAAAATAAAGACCACTCGAGCATTATTCTATCAGAAAGATTAACTCAGCTAGACACCATAATGTCACAATTACCAAAAGAAATGCGAGATAAAGCAGTGCTAATTCATGGGAAAATGACAAGCAAAAAAGGTAAGGAAGAACGAGCAAGGGCAATAGACGATATGCGAACAGGTAAGAAAAAATACCTATTTGCAACATATCAGTTAGCAAAAGAGGGGTTAGATATACCTTGCTTAGAAAGATTATACATGGCGTCCCCCGTTAAAGATTATGCAGTGGTCACACAGTCAATAGGTCGAATCGCAAGGGTGCATGAGGGAAAAGCTGACCCAATATGCTTTGACTTTGTTGACACAATCAAATGGTGCGAGAAAGCCTACAAAAGGCGATGTACCACTTATAGGAAAAATCGTTGTTATTTTATAAAGGAGAAATGATGGAACAAAGAATAGTTAGGTCTTATCAAAATGGAAGTGGACAAGGTGACAATATGGTAAATGAAATGCTATCGAAAGGCTGGGTTATTGTGTGCTCGAATATGGTACCTCACAATAATAATCTATACGGATATGTAGAGTATGTACTCGAGAAAAACCCAAACCTCGAAAGAGGTGAAAATGATTAAGGTCAATGAATTATTTGCTGGAATCGGAGCATTTAAGTGTGCGTTAGAAAACCTAGACATCCCCCATGAAATTGTGGGAATATCCGAGATAGACAAGTACGCAATAGCGTCATACAACGCCATGTGGAGAGATACGAGAAACTATGGCGATATCTCAAAAATAGAGAAACTTGATTATGCCGCTTTGTGGACATATGGATTCCCTTGTCAAGATATATCGGTTGCCGGTAAAGGTGCGGGGATTGTCAAAGGCGAGACAAGAAGCGGATTGCTGTATGAGGTAGAGCGATTACTACTAGAAAGTCAGAAAGCCGATGAGTTGCCTAAATATCTAATTATGGAGAATGTCAAAAATCTTGTGGGGAAGAAGTTCAGAGCAGATTTTAAGAGATGGTTAGATTTCCTAGAAGAGCTTGGTTACAAAAATCATTGGCAAGTGTTAAATGCGAAAGATTATGGAATACCACAAAATAGAGAGAGAGAGTATTTTGTGTAAGCATACTAAATGTCGACAGTTATAAATTCCCGGAAAAATGTAAATTAGCCAACGATATATACGATTTTCTTGAGAATAGTATACCCGACAATTATTACTTGTCGCAAAAAACATTAGACTCTTTACAAAAAGAGAACACAGGTAAATTTCCTAGAAAGAAACGGTTTTTGGATAATATTTCAAAATCTTTAGCTATTGCAAATACAATTAGGACAGCACCAAAACGAGACGCAGTAGACACCTATATAAAAACAAACGTTAAAGATGGCGTCGGTAAAATTGACCTAGGCTCAAAGCAATATTCATTGAGAATATTAACACCTATAGAATGTTGGAGATTGATGGGGTTTGATGATGTGCTATTCAATAAAGCCAAAAGAGTATGTAGTGACACTCAATTATATAAACAAGCTGGAAATTCAATAGTAGTTGATGTGATTGAGCAAATACTAGATAACCTAATACCAAAGGAAATGAGGTGATATCAATCGAGGTGGGTGTACCTACTCACAACCAATTATTGTAGATTTTTCTATTTTTTATCAAAACGACAACGTGAGTAGATACTTGGTTGAGGAGATGTATTACTAACTAGAGAGGAGTGATGTTAAATCAAATTTTACACTTATGACTTTGAGGTTTTTAAATATGATTGGATTGTTGTGTTTAAAGACCACGAATCGGGTCGATACACTGTTTTTCACAATGATAATGAGGGTTTTGCTGAGTTCATATCCGACACTGAGATTTACATTGGGTTTAACTCAAAGCACTACGACCAATATATCGCAAAAGGTATTGTCAGTGGATTCTCCCCCGAGGAATTAAAAGCCTTAAATGACTATCTAATTGAGGGATTTCAAGGGTGGCAATACCCACCATTGAGTGACAGTTATTTTCGCCTGAATAACGTTGATATTCGTGATGATATGTACAAAGAGCTATCATTAAAAGCCATCGAGGGTCATCTAGGTATGGATATTGTGGAATCAAGTGTCGATTTTACCATAGATAGACCACTAATACAAGCTGAGATAGAAGAAGTTATTAAATACTGTAAGCACGATGTTGACGCCACAGAGAAGATTATAGAACTGAGGGAAGATTACATAATCACCAAAAAGAATCTCGGTCAGAGGGCGAATATACCTACACTAAAAGCTATATCTAGCACTAATGCCAAGCTAACAGCTCAAATGCTAGGTGCGAAGAGAAAAGAGTGGAATGATGGTAGGGAGTATGTGTTCCCGGAAAACCTAGACACATCAGTGATACCAAGAGAAATATTGGATTTCTTTGAACAAATACACGATGATTCGATTTCAGATGATGAGCTTTTCAAAAAATCATTAGAGATTGAGATTGCAGGTATGCCTTGCAAATTTGCATGGGGTGGTGTACACGGTAGTAAGCTGGGTTATTTCGAGCAACGACAAGGTACTAGAATCATTCAAAATCGAGATGTGTCTAGCCTTTATCCGTCACTTATCGAGATATATAACTACATATCGAGAAACGTGGCTGACCCTCAGATATATTTTCAAATGAAAAAAGACAGAATTGAGGCGAAACATAATGGTGACACTCAGTTAGCGAAAGACTTGAAATTACCGCTCAACACCTTGTCAGGTGCACAGGAGAACGAATACAACGACTTATATGACCCATTACCAACTAGGTCAATGCGAATTTCAGGTCAGCTATTTATCACGGTTCTACTGATGAGATTGGTAAATGCGTGCGAGACTTTTGTCCCACTCAATTTTAACACTGATGGATTGATGTACTCAATTGATGAAAGTGAGTTACCAATCGTGGACAAAATATGTGTCGAGTGGGAAAAGGAAACAAAGTTTGAGCTGGAGACAGATGATATCCAAAAAGTGTGGATAAAGGATGTAAATAATCTACTTTTTGTTGATATGTCAGGCAAGGTCAAAACCGTGGGTGCTTATCTAAACTATGGAATATCTGTAAAAGGACAATGGGCGATTAACAATAGTGCTATTGCTGTTAAAAAAGCTATCATCGAATACATGGTGAATGGTACACCACCCGATGTGACGATTACTGATAATGACAATATCTTAGATTATCAAATCATCGCCAAAGCCGGGTCAAAATTTGAAAGAGTATACCAGCTAGTCGATGGTGAAGAAGTACCTATGCAAAAGGTAAATCGAGTGTATGCAACGACAGATACTAATCGAGGTAAATTATATAAGGTCAAGCGTGAAGATGGTTCTATCGCCAAAATAGAGAGCTTACCTGAGCATTGTATCATCGACAATAGCAATGAACTAAGTATCGGTGATATTGATAAAAGTTATTACATAGACCTAGCAAATCGTAAAATCGACGATTTTCGAGGAATTAAGAAAACAAAGAAAGGAAAAACTAAAATGGCAGCAAAAAAGAAAGAGGAAATTGAAACTACAACGCTCAATGTGTATCAGAAACTCAACAGAGCGAGAGCGATGTTTTTGGAAGAGAATGTTAAGAAAACGGGTAAAAATATGCACCTCGCTTTTAAATTCTTTGAACTAGAGGACATCGTACCACCCGTTACTCAAATTTTCAATACCGTCGGTCTTATTGGCATTGTGAGATTTTCAAATGCAACAGCGACGATAACAATCACCAATACCGACGCACCCGATGACAAAATTGTATTTACATCACCGTTTAAGGTGCTTGAACCAATCGTCAGCAATACCGGAAAACAGGCGACAAACGAAATGCAGTCTTTAGGTAGCTCAATCACATATATGCGTAGATACCTCTACATGATTGCGATGGATATAGTCGAGAGTGATGATTTTGATGGAAGTGTTGGCTCACCAAGTGGAACGTCTACGAAAGCCGAACCACCTAAGAAATCTCGCCCAGCTACAGTTGAGGAGCGTAAGGAAACAAAGAGCAAATTAACATCACCTGAAAAAAATGCAACAGCACTACAGATTAAAGGCTTGAAAAGAGTTTTAAAAGAACTTAACACCAAGTGCCCATCGGAAGAACCATACATCTCAAAGATTATCGTTGATTCTGAGAATTTTACAAATCTAACAAAAACTAAGTGCGAAAAGCTGACAGAAGAGGTTAGCTGTAAGCTAGAGAAACTAGGTTAAATCATGGCTATCCCTAGAACTAAAAAGCCTAAGACAAAGAAGTATGAATCGTGGCAAGTCGATTCAGCAATAGAACTCACCACCCAAACAAGTTTTGCAATCATGGTGAGAACAGCACAAATGGTATTTGATTTTGATAACGATAAACTAGCCGAGTTTTGCGAATCGTATTCAGCCTTATTACAGGAAGTTGTAGATGGTCGAGTGTCAGCCCAACAATTCATATCGGACACCAACGAAATGTGTGGTGTGGATGTCGCAAAAATTATTAGAGACTTAAACGTGCTAGAGAGAAAGGAGAATCAATGAAAGAAATCAGATGGGTCGATAATCATATAGAGATTGACCCCCCAAAGAGAACAAAGAAGATTACAGGAACTAGGTTCGCAACAATTTTAGGTAAAAATGTATGGGCGACACCTTTTCAAATGTGGTGTGCAATCACAAAGACTTATGAAGAACCGTTTGAGGGTACAATTTACACCGAGGCTGGTAAGACAATCGAACCTAAACAAGCCGAGTATATGTGTAAGGCATACGGTGTAAAAATCGTGACACCCGAAGATATGTATGGAAAAGATTATTTTAGTAAAACTTGGGGTGACTTTTTTCCTAAAAACAAGCACCTCGGTGGTATGTGGGACTATCTAGGACTAGATGAAGATGGCGAGATAGATACAGTCTTTGAAATGAAAACCACAAAGCGTGTTGAGGATTGGAAAGACGATGTACCTGAGTATTATTCGTTGCAAGCAGCGTTGTATGGATATTTGCTGGGCGTGGACGATATTGTAATGGTTGCGTCATTCCTAGAAGATAGTGATTATGAGCACCCTGAAAAATTTAAACCAACTGTAAATAACACAATCACGGTGGAGTTTAAGATTTCAGAGAAGTACCCGAACTTTGCTGAGATGGTGGCTGAGGCTGAGGCTTGGTGGAAGAACCATGTTGACACTGGCATATCCCCGGATTTTGACGAAAAGGCTGACGCAGATTTCCTAAAGGTATTGAGGACAAATAGTCTATCACCTGACACAGATATCGACAACCTAATCGCTGAGGGAGAATCGCTAAAATCTGAGATAGATGAGGTCACAAAGTCGATTGCAGATAAAGAAAAGCGATTAAAGAAAATCAATGATATCATCAAAAAACATGCGACAGAGCAGTTTAGGGATGGCGATAAAAAGGTCGAAATTAAGGGAGATAAATTCACTTGGACACTAGCTAAGACAGAAAGCCAAAAGACCGTGTATGATGATGAATTGCTTAAATCTGATGGCGTGTTTGATAAGTATGCAAAAGTCGAACCTAGTGTATCTTATAGGTTCACAGTTAAATAAAAGGAGTGGAAAATGGAAAAATCGAATGAAAAAATAATCACAATTAGCGAGGAAAAACTACACTCAATAAATGACCTTACGTACGGTGAACTAATGTCGCTAAATATAAAACATGGATTTAGCCTCGACATGGCTAAGCTATTCGAGGAAAATCATAAATATGGTAAGTTATTGATTAGTATAATAGTCGATTCTACCAAAGAAAGTGAGGAATAGTATGAGAAAACTAATCGTAATTAGCGAAGAGGAATTAAATAATATAAATGAGCTCACATATCATGGGTTAATGTTGGAACTAAAATTACGAGGTGTTGCTGATAAAAATACCGATATCATACTAGACTTAAACAAAGACTATGGTGAGATATTGATAGATAACATCAAAGAACTTGCTAAAAAAAGGAGCGAAACAAAATGTACATCAACCCTTTCGTAGCAGGAGTAATTACGACAATCTTTGTCGAGTTTACAATCATAATCGGAATAGCAATTTTTAAAAAGTAAAGGAGAATAATATGAGAGTACCAATGAGGGACACATATCAGGTTTTGCCTGAGGGGGAATACATCTTTTTAATCAAAGCTGTAAAAGAAGATGAGGATTTTGGAAAGATTGAAATCACCCTAGAAACAAAAGAGGGTAAAAAGCACCGCGAAAGATTCAGCTTAAAAACAGCCGATGATGAGTGGAATGAGGGAGCATTAAATGCGTTTTCGTACTTTTGCAAAACAGCCACTCAAGATTGGGAATCTGAGGAGATTGACCCACGGTCACTTGTGGGTTGCTACATAAAAGCCGAGGTCGAGCATACAATCGTACAGTCTAACAAGGACGCAGGTAAGACCGTCACATTTGCTAATTTAGGCGATAAATGGTCAGCAGATGGTTTTGAGGGTCAAGGTGGCATAATGTCAGCACTAGATGATTAATATATCTATGGGTGTGGGATTATCTCACACCCAATATTAAGAAAAGGAGTTATGAATGAAATACACAGAGTTTATTAAAAATATGAATAGTCTAGGTTTTTCTGTAGAGATAGGCAACGCAGAAACCTTGATTTGTAAAAGAGTTAATTCTGGTACAGCCGTTATAAGTATATCCAAAACATTTGAAAATAGTATGGGTATCAATATAGCTACATGTACACTTAACGAAACAATGGCGATAAAATTGGCGACAAAACTTGCAATGACACCTCTCAATGATAGAATCGGGTCGGCTCAATATGAAATTATGTTGCCTAATCTACTAACCTCGGCTGAAAACCGTCAATATATCACGGAGTATAAAGGCTATTACTTTGTAAGTGCACCCTCATCTCAATACGGTAAACGAGTGTTCTCCGAATACGACATGTTGAATGTACCCAAAGAGTACCATATTTTTGCCAAAGATATCGAGACAGGCGAACCATATATATCTAAGGGGGTATCACTATGAAATTCTCAACAAATTCAATTAGAGCAAATAATATAGAAATAGTTACTTTTAACCATAGATTGACAGACACATCCATCTCTACAGTCATTAACCCAAACCATAATGTGAGCTTAGAAAATGGTTCCGATATACGATTCGTTTTTGAAGACACAATTGAGCTTTATGCAATGCGAGATACCCTGAACATACTTATCAAATTTATCGAAAGAAACTATGAAGATAGAATTGAGGAGAGCCAAATAAGATTGAAAGGATGTAACGATGATACCAAAATTCAGAGCGTGGGATAAACAATTAAAGAGATGGACAAACTATGAAATCACAGACGACTTGCAAAGGTTTTACGGCAAAGACAAAGACTGTTGGTACTGTGATATATACAATGAGAGGTTCATACTACTGCAATCAACAGGATTGACAGATATTAACGACAACGAAATTTTTGAGGGGGATATTGTATCAACAATACACGGATTATGTGAGGTGAAATTTGTCGAAGACGGCTATCGCATAATAAAAGGGAGTCAAGCTGGTTCTTTAGTTGCACAAGACTTACGAGTAGTCGGCAACATATACGAAAACCCTGAGTTAATGGAGAAGTAACGATGACAAATTATGATACTATAGAGCAATTAACTAAGCTAAAAGGCGTATGCGAGCAGATGGGATGGTCAAATAATGTAAAAGCACTTGAAATAGCAATAAACACATTAAAAACACCACAATTATGGACATCACCTTTGCTACCAAGAGGAGCATACAACAGAAAGCGAGGAACAGATGAACGGTTTTAAATACGAATTAGATAGCTTGCTAGACGAATTAGAACACTGTTGTGTATGTCAGCATTCTGAAATCGCAGATGACATTAGAACAAAGATACATAAGCTGATTGAAGATAGAGTAAAGGAGATTAATCATGAGATTGATAGACGTAGATAAATTGATAGACGAGTTATGTTCGGACATAGAAGATGAATCTTTTGGAGAGGTGGTCAATGCAGAGATACTTGAATGGCTAGACGCACAACCAATTGTGGCTCGATGGCACAAACTTATATTTAGAAATTTAACACCAGAGGAAGAAAAAGAATATGCCAATTTCGATTGGTCATATATGGTTGAAAACTTACCTGATTATGGAGAAGAAGTGCTAGTAACTGATGGAAAAAACGTGTGGATAGATTCTTTTGATGAAGATGCTTATGTATACCTTTCCGGCACAGATAGTGACCTTGATGACGTTATAGCATGGATGGAAATACCAGAACCATACAAGGAGAACGAATCATGAAGTATATGACATATCTTATAATCGCAGCTAGTATAGGTATGACCATAGCAAATTTAATATATATTTATGCAATAGTTAGGATGATGAGGAAAAAGCAGTAATGATACCAAAAGACAGGCTAATAAACTACGCAAGCAAATTCCTTGAATCGGAGATTGAGAACATCGAGAAACTGTTAAATGACGAAACAGTCGATGACGTAAGCAAAGACATATTGAGCAAACTTTTGAAAGAATACAAGCAAGATTTAGAAGTTATTAAAATGGAGTGTTAGTAATGAAACTAAAAATAGAGTTAACGCTAAAGGGCAAAACAATATCAGGAAGAGTGCTTGAGCAAGATGAGAGTTTGAGAAAAACGATAAATGATGAGGGCTTCAAACTAATTATAAAGAACACTGACTTTTCAATTATATCAGGGTATCACCCTGAGTTATCAACAGAAAGGTTATTCGTGAGAGGCAGACATTACTATGAAGATGATAAAGTCTTTGGCGAATTTTATGACAGTCTTGAGATTGCAGGCAATGTATATAAAAACATCATCGGACTTGTAAACGAGTTAAACGATGAAATCGGTGGAGTGGTGGATGAATGGGGAAATCCACTATATATTGATGACGATGGTGAGGTGGTGGCAAAACTAAAACCAATACACAAAGACCAATCAGCAAAAGCAGACAAGGGGAAGTTAGAGTTATCCCTTGTAAATCCGGAACTTGTTAAGGCAGTAGCCGAAGTGCGAATGTACGGAACGGAGAAGTACGGAGATAGCGAGAACTGGCGAAAGGTAGAGCCTAAAAGGTATGTAGACGCACTGTATCGCCATCTACTAGCCTACATCGAGGGCAATGAGGTAGACGAGGAGAGTGGGCTATCCCACCTATCGCATATGGCTTGCAATCTCAGTTTTCTATTAGACAAGGAATATCTAAAAGAACATGAGGGGAAAATAAACCTATGATAGATGATTACATAAACACAAAAGTTAAAGTAACATTGACAGACAATACAGTACACGAGGGAATATTGGACAGTCTTATCATCATGGGGACTAAATGTTACTACTGTAAAAATGGGACAGATAATAAACGAGTGTTTACGCTAGAAAATATCAAGGAAATCAAGGAAATCAAGGAGAAGTAAATATGAACGAAATAGACGTAACAAAGGTAACAGCGATAGAGTATCTTGAGAAACTTATAAAAATTAGCAACGAGGAAAATTGTAATTATGAAAATGATTGTAATACTTGTAGCCATAACCTCACATCCTGTGCAAGTATCGTTGAAATAGCCAATATGGGGGTGGAGAATCACATAAAAGGCGTGATGACATTTGAGCTATCCGAGACTGAAATTGATTGGACTAAGGTCGAGAAAGACACCTTAATAGAGGTCAGAGACTTTGAGACCGATGATTGGAGTAAGCGTTATTTCTCCCATTACCTCAACGGTCAGGTGTTCGCATACATTGATGGTCGCACATCAAAAACAGAAACTTTCGTATCTCCTTGGGAGTATGCAAGATTGGTAGAGGACGACAATGAATAAAGTGGCAATATCCACCATACCTGTACGAAAGCCTTGTCCATTTTGTAATGGTAAAGCAGTGTTAAAGCGATGGAATCAGCAGCATAATCGGGAAATAATCTCCTTTACAGTAGAATGTAAAAAGTGTAGAACACACTCTATAGAAGATATAGACCCTATAATCGCAGTTAAGAATTGGAGAAAAGAGGAGTTTACACCACTAATGGTATCACTTAATCATAAATTAGACATAGACGACGTAACGGAAAGCTCAGTAATTGAAACTATTAGTGCGATTTTAATGTCAACGTCAGGTGAATTTAGAGAGATGTACGAAAAATATCTTGACATGTCACCATCTGATAAACGTTACATTGAGCATAAGTTGAAACTAGAGACAGTTGAAAAAGAGCTAAAACTCACAATAAATTATTGGAAACCCAATATCGACGCAGACGACACAATTGCACGTATCAAAGCCGATATTAAGAGAGAGCGAGGTATAAAATGATAAAACTAAAAGAAACTGATGGTCACGTAAAAGCTATAGCCAAAGCCGGTGCCGATTACGTTAAAGTGACATATCACATAGACGTAGCAAAAGAATTGATAGCAAATAGCAAACCTTGTAAGTCTCCTTTTCCGTGCTACCCAATAGGTATAGATAACGAGCTCTTTTTCGAGGGCGAAGAGCAGAAAGGAGAATAAAATGTCAAAAAGCTATTACTCAGATTATGTAAACCACTCACTTAGATTTTATGCTAGGTACAAGGAGCCGGTATTTAAGTCAGAGGTAGACCGTCTAAAATGGGAATCTTGTGACAAAGCATTTGAGAACCTAGACCCTAAGTTTAAATCACCCATGTTAGAAATCTATAGACAACATGATGATTTCAATGACAATGTGCAGAGAGCTTGTATCAAGCACGACATCCCGGTTTATCAGATGTGGGACACAATTAGCACCCTAGAGCGTGAGGTGGCAAAAAACAGAGGACTAATATGACAAACTATGACAAAATCCCTAACGAGTTACGAGCCCTAAAGCAGTGGGTATGTGCTTGGAAAGACAGCAAAACCCCCATGAGGGCGTGGGAGTATAAGGGTGCGTCCTCGGTTGACAATAATACTTGGGAGACTTATGATTATGCTATAGAATCGGTACGAGATGGCTTTTATGACTACTTAGGATTTGTGTTCACTGACAATGGCTATGTCGGTATAGATATCGACACAGGTTATGATGAAGATGGTCTCATCAGTGAGCTCGCTGTAGACCTTATTAACAAATGTAAAAGCTACACAGAAAAGTCTAAGAGTGGGCGAGGATTCCACATTTTGTTAAAAGGCGACTTACCGTTCAGTGGAAAAAATAACCTTAATGGCGTCGAGATATATAAGTCAGCTAGGTTCTTCATAATGACCGGGAATACCTTTATGTATGACAAAATTGTCGAAAATCAGCAGGCAATAGATTACATAGTGGATAAATACTTTAATCTACCCACTAAATCACATACCTCAGCGAGTTTTACATCAGATAGGATATATACCCCTATATGGGACAATCCTTTGTCAGAGGGCAAAATAAAGCTCCGACCTAGATACCCTAAAATCGACAAGGGTGGGCGTAATATATGCCTAACATCTATAGCAGGTGGTTTACATAATGCATATTACAGACAAGAAGAAATCTATAGAGAGCTACAGCACATCAATAAAATTGCATGCGTACCCCCTCTATCGAACAGAGAGCTAAAGGCGATAAGTCGTAGCGTATCAAGATATGCGAGGTGATATAATTATGAGTGACAATACCAAAAAAGACCCCCAAGTGGATATAGACCAGCTTTTTATAACACGCAATGGCAAAACCATCGCAGATGAGAGACTATCCGACAAGCTGTATCACATCAAAGAAGAACGCCCGGAGCGTTCCAACGAAAGTGACAGTGGGTACGAGTGGTCAGAGATGGGACTAGCTGAGCTATTTTCAGTAATCTACAAAAACGAGGTAAAATATTGCGAGGGGTATAAGAGCTGGTTTGTCTACAACGGTCATATATGGGACAAAGACCCTAGTGGTCATGCAACAGCAGGAAAACTACAAGAATTTACACGGTTACTTAACATTTACGCATGGGATATCGCAGAAGAAGAAATCCGTAATGCCTATACAAAGTTTACTAAAAAGCTAGAGGATAGGCGTGTCAGAGACAGAGTGCAAAAGGACGCTATAACAGAGCTATCAGTAGAGCCTACTATCTTTGACGCAAACCCATATCTAATCAACTGTAAAAATGGTACTTATGACCTTAAAACATATAAGTTTACCGAGCACAGATGGGAAGATTTCTTAACAATGTCAACTAAGTTTGGATATGGCAGGTTTAAGTACAAATCCGAGAGATGGTTAAAATTTATCGACGAAATCACAGAGGGTGACAAGCACAAAGCCGATTTCCTACAAAGGGCTCTAGGTTATTCACTACTAGGTGAGAGCAATGAAGAATGTATGTTTATCTTGCATGGTAAAACTACCAGAAATGGCAAATCGACTTTACTCAATACAATATGCAGAATGCTCGGAGACTACTCGACTGTAGCTAATGTGCAGCTAATCTGTAAAGGTGGTAGTCAAAAATCACAATCGGCTACACCTGAGATAATGGCTCTAAAAGGTCGCAGATTCGTGACTATGGCTGAGAATGAGGACGACTCTAGGCTAGATGAGAGTAAAATAAAGCAATTCACCGGGGGAGAAGAAATCACAGGCAGAGCACTATATCAAGCCCCTATAACATTCCTACCTCAGTTTTCGTTATGGTTGTCATGTAACGACTTGCCCGAGGTCACAGACAAATCACTATTCACATCTGAGCGACTAAAGGTTGTTGAGTTTAATAGGCATTTCTCACAAGCCGAGCAGGACAAGCACCTAAAATCGGAGCTACTCACAGAGGAGAACATGAGAGGTATATTCGCATGGCTCATAGAGGGTTATAAGAAATACAAAAAACATGGACTAGTAGTGCCTGATGATATGCAAAGAGTAATTAAACGATATGAAGAGGATTCTGATGTGGTATTACAGTTTTTAACGTGTAAATGCGAAAAAACTGACGAAAAAACCCCAATTAAGGCAAAAGATTTACATAAAACTTATAAAATATGGGCGAAAAGTGAAAGTATGAATGTGATGTCAAGTAGAAAATTTAGAGCTGAAATTGATAAACATCCAAGTTGGTATAATTATAAAACTATTAGAGACGGTTATGTTGCATATGTGGGATTGAAATTAAAGGATATTACGTAGTTAGAATAATCTGTTAATATATACAAAAACAGATATAATGAGTAGTTTTTTATTTTAAAATATATAATTTAAGTGGAGAACAGTGAAAAAAGTGGAGTTTTATATAATTTTGGGAAAGTTTTATATATAGGAGTCCCTATAGAGGACTTTACCCAAAGTACCTCAGAACTCCACTTATAACTACTAAACTCCACTTGAAGAAAGAGAGGGTAAAATTGAGTATAGAGCATAATAATGTGTTACTAGATGAGAATGGTAAACCTATGGTCGATGAGGATGGAGATATAATTAGAATCTCTCCTAGAACAGGAAAACCTGTGCAAAAGAAGTTTTCACCTAAGTATAAGAATGGGAAGAAGAAAAAGAAATGCCCTAATAAGTCGAAAAATGGGAAGAACTCTCCTGTGATTGGTATGAATGGTTATGATTTGCAACCGGGAGATAATACTAATACGATGATGGTGGGGATTGAGATATTCAATTTGCCTGAAATCGACTTTGACAATGTGGATGAGGTGAATCAGAGGATAAATGAGTTCTTTGGTATATATGCTAAGTATGATTTGAAACCGACTGTTGTAGGGTTAGCGATGTCACTAGGGATAAGTAGGTATAAGCTTATGGCTATTGTTAATGATAGACCTATAAATAGTCAAGGGTACTATGCGAATGTAAACATTTCCGTTGCCACGTCAATCAAAAAGGCTCACAATCTTATGGAGAATATGTGGGAGCAATACATGAACTCGGGCAAGATTAACCCGGTAGCTGGAATTTTCCTCGGTAAAAACAACTTTGGATATGCCGACAAGCAGGAGCACGTGGTCACACCAAACACACAGAGAGATGACGACTTTAGTGCAGAGGATATTAAGGCAAGATATTTACCACCGACTATAGAAAACGACTAAGAAATTAAAAACCACTAGCGACTATTCGTTAGTGGTATTTTTATGCGACTATATTTCGATTTTACGAATTACAACTCTTATATTACGAACAACTATGGTTATAACCTATCTAATTTAATTTCTAAGCGATTTTTATACGACTATTGATAAAATTATCGACTATAAATAAAAAGTCGCTTAAAACTCAATTTTGAGCCTTAAACGACTTTCATTTAAAAACGACTATAAACCTCTTCATGATTCCGAGTAAAATTAAATTTTTGCACAACAAAAACGACTATCGACTATAACCCTCTTCACGATTCCGGGACTATAAAAACTCTTTGCCGGTTTCTCGGTCAATCCACGTTATTTTTATATCGCAGTTTAGAGCGTTAGCAATTTCTTCAAGCTCCTGAGTTCTAAAGTTATCACGGCTAAAAATTTGAAATAGGTTTGATGGCGACTTATTCAAAGATTTTGCTAGTTCCGAACCTTTTACGCCCTTAAAACCCATTATCATTTTTATGATTTTTGATTGTTCCATTTTGTTCATCTCCTTTTATTTTGTAGTTAATACAATATCATAAAAAATATATTTTGTCAAATATTGATATTTATTAGCAAAATAATATTATATATAAAGGAAGAAAAAATATTTATTAAAAAATAAAAAATATGCTTGACAAAATAAAAAAGGTAGTGTATTATTAAATTACAAAATAAATAAAGTTAATTTTAAAATGAAAGTTGAGGGCACAAAATGAAGAACGATATTATTGATAAGATTGAAGATTTAATACTAATGGTGGACAAATGCAAAGGGTCGTACTTTTGGCGTCCTGCTAGCTCATCAAGTAGCCGAAAATGGAATGAAAAGAACCGGGCAATCCCGGAGTTTTCTTGGACTGAGGGCGGAAATAAGTACACAGCGGAATTTGTCTACTATGAAAGTTGCCACAATGTGTATGCGTACGGCGTATATACAAGGAATGGCAAGAAAACAACATTAACAGCGATTAAAAATAGTTTAGAAAGATTGAGAGGCAAGAAAAAATGAATATTTATGAATTAATCCCAACGAGTAGGCAAAAAAGTTTTTACGGAAAAGCGAAAGTAATAATTGCGGATGACGGAACCGAAACACTTTATAGTTACGACACGCCAATAATCAAAAGGCTTGACAATGGTAAATTGGTAAAGTTATATGATGGTTGGTCACAAACAACAGGAAAGCATATAAAAGCATTTTGTGGATTGAACAAAGCTGAATACATGAGTTTATAAGGGAGTGAATACAATGGAAAGATACGATTACAGAGAAGCAATCAAAAACGATATCATGAATTACATTGATGATAATATCGATTTTAGAGATTTTGAAGATTTAGACGAGTTAGCGGAACAGCTCAATGATGATTTATTTATAGATGACAGTGTGACAGGAAACGCAAGCGGAAGTTATACATTTAACACTTACGAGGCGGAAGAAAATATATCGCATAATCTTGATTTGTTAGGTGAGGCACTCGAGGAATTCGGTTGTGGTGCTGATTATCTAATCAATCATGGAGCAGAGGCGTGCGACGTAACAATTAGATGTTATCTTTTGAATGAGTGTATAGCTGAGGTAATGGAAGAAATAGAGGAAGATTTTATAGAGGTTAAAGAAAGACAGGACATTTAAGAGGTGAAAAGATGAACGATATATACATATTAAAAGAATACTATGTAGCACTCGATAAGCTATTAGAAATCGTTGATAATAGAATGTTAAACTTAGAAGAGAACGAGCAGGGCGATAATGCCGAGGCTCAAGCATTAAAGACATTATTTGAACAGTTGGAAGATTTAAGAATGGAGGCGTAATAATGAAAGTTATTAGAATAGATTATTACAAAAACAAGAAATATAATCGGTTATGGATTGAGGCAGAAAACATAGAAGAAGCAATGGTGAAAACGGGAATTGAAACCGGTATTGTTGATTACTGTAAGATTGAAATAAAAGAGGTGTGAAATTAGCAAGGAAGAATATTATAGGATGTGGCAGCGGAACATAGAGATATGCCAAATTGTATTTATAATGAGAGGTGATAAAATGATAATATTAGCAATTATATTATTTCCAATAGCGCTATTATTGGACTTAGCGAAAAAATCGTAAACATGAACCGCCTTAGACGAGGCGGTTTTTTATTGCGTAAAATTGACATACATCTACCCGGTCAAAGTAGCTGCATAATCTAATCAAGATTAGATGTATAGAGGGGGTACCCGTGGGGGATATCTGACCACCTCGACGAGCACGGGTTAGTTGCGTAAATTCCCCAAAAAAATAAAAAGACTATAAAAAGATAAAAATACAATACATTTAGTATTGACATAATATCATCATAGTGCTATACTACACATAAAGAGAGGTGAGAGCATGATATTAAACAACATAGAACTAGATGTAAAGGTCAAATGTTTAGAGGCAGATATGACCCAAGAAGAATTGGGGCTAGCCATTGGTACAACAGGTCAGTATATCAATCGAATCATCAAGCAGAAAAAAGATGGTATTGTCAATAAGACTTTTGTATCGATGTTAGAGGCACTAGGATATGACATTGAGTTGACATATAGAAAAAGAGAGGGTGAAAAGTAATGAAAGATTATGTAATACCAGATAACTTTAGCTCAGATTATTTTGAGGTAGATGATATAACAGAGGATGAGGCGAACGAGATAGCGTGTCAGTGGGGTTATGATAACATAGCGGAGTTTTTAGAGCGAGTAGAGGGTGAGCCAATGCCTTGGGTAAAATAGCAAGGTGCAAATATTTTTGCATATAGTGAAGAGAGGGTGTATTTCTATGAAGAAAGCGATAGCATATATAAGAGTATCTACAGAGGGTCAATTCGGTGATGATAAGTACGGTGTTGATTCTCAGAAACAGGCGATTTTGGATTTTGCGAACGAGCAGGGTTATCAGATACAGAATTGGTATATTGATAAAATTAGTGGTACGACAGAAGAGCGGCCTGAACTTGATAAGATTCTATATAGACCTGATGAATTACCACAGCATGAGGCTGTAATCGTGTTTAAGAGCGATAGAATCGCTAGGGATACTAAGTTATATTTCTATTACTTTTACACCCTCGAAAAGCGTAATATTAAGCTCTTATCGTCGGTTGAGCAGTTTGATGAGGGTAATGATTTTGCGAATATCTATAGGTCATTACTGATGTTTGTGGCAGAACAGGAGCGTAAAAATATTGCTCTAAGAACTAGCAAGGGGCGTCAGCTAAAGGCTCAGTGTGGGGGATATTCGGGTGGTAATAAGCCATATGGATATAGTGTGCTAGATGGAGTGTTGACCATTAACCCAAGTGAGCGAGGAGTAGTGGAGCTTATTTTTAAGAACAAATCGTTGCCATTATCTGATATTTGTGATATATTACAGGAGAACGGATATAAAACCCGTAAGGATAAGAGATTCCAGCCATCTACGGTTAGAAGTATCTTGCAGAATGAGAAATTTTATCAGGGTTTTTACAAGTATGGTGGCTCGAATTGGGTTAAAGGGGTTCATACCCCGATATTGATGGGGGCGTGTTAAATGTCAAGGTCAAAGAAAATAGTGAATATAATTGGTATCATTTTCGCCATTATTATTGTAGTGGGTCTTATAGGTTGTATCACCATTAGTTTTTTGGGGGAGAGTGGGTTTATAAAAGCACCTAGTCCCGATATAGATACGATTAACGCAATTGATGTTATGGAAAAATACGAGGAAAACTCGTACAATGCTGAGAAACTTTACAATGATGAGCGTTTTAGGACAACAGCGGTCGTTGAAAATATCGGTGGGGACATGAACATAGTCGGTGGAATAGAATTGACTATGACAGCCGAAAAAGACGGTAAAACAAAGCAATTTTATGCGTATTTCAAAGATAATCAGCGAGATGAAATAGCAAAATTAAGAGTGGGCGATAAGCTCACATTTGATGGGACTATTTTAAACGGTAAGATTTGGAAAAAATGTGAAATAGTAAAATAAGACAAGAAGTATGATTGGGGCGTTATCGCATGAGCGATAGCGTCTTTTTCTTTGTGGGGGTTAAATGGGGATATTAGACAGAATTAAAAAGGAGATTGAGACGAATCTCGAGAATGTGCAAGCGTACGAGGATTATTATCATATATGTAAAACCGATATATTTAAAGACAAAGATAGGGTCATTTCTCAGCTAAAATGGTTATCAGAGGAAATTGAAAAGAATATAAGTGAGATTGGTGATAATGATGAAATGCTCAGATTGTATCGCATACATAAGCGAGTGTTATTAGTATTAGCACCATGGGACTTTGAAAGCTACATGTTGTATGTGGAGTGGGAGCGTGACCCGGATAAAAAGTTTTATATTCCAAGGCGTAAGGCATTGCACGACGTGGTGAAATCGTTACAGGATTTGGCAGATGACAAGTTGGATATACTATCAATTAGTTTGCCCCCGGGTGTTGGGAAGAGTACGCTTGCTATATTTTATTTGACATGGATAGCGGGTCGAGAACCCAATAAGCCATCTCTAATCGGTTCGCATTCTAATTCGTTTATCCGAGGTGCTTATGATGAGTGTTTGCGAATCCTAGACCCAGCCGGTGAGTACCTATGGAGCGATGTATTTTCAGGTCTATCGGTCACTAGCACCAATGCCAAGGATTGTAGAATTGATATTGATAGGCGACAAAGATTTGAGACACTTGAGTTTACCTCGGTTGGTACAGGTAATGCCGGGTTGTATAGAGCGATGAGCTTGTTATATTGTGATGACCTTGTATCAGGACTAGAGGTTGCACTATCGAAAGAGAGATTGGACAAGCTATGGGGGGTGTACACAACCGACCTTAGACAGAGAAAGCAAGGTAGTAAGTGTAAAGAATTACATATTGCGACAAGATGGTCGGTGCACGATGTCATAGGTCGATTAGAACGAGAATATGAGGGCAACGATAGAGCAAAGTTTATACGAGTTCCTGCTATGGATGAAAACGATGAATCTAATTTCTTCTACCCTTATGACGTTGGATTTACTACAGAACATTATCGGGAACAACGAGAAATAATGGATGAGGCGTCATGGAAAGCTGTATATATGAATGAACCTATCGAGCGTGAGGGTTTATTGTACCATGAAGAGGAGCTAAGGCGATATTTTGAGTTGCCCGATGGTGAACCTGACGCAATTATAGGTATATGCGATACGAAAGATAAGGGCAAGGACTATGCGTTTTTGCCAGTTGGATATAAATTTGGAAATGACTACTATATTGAGGATTGTGTATGTGACAATGGTTTACCCCACATAGTAGACGCTAGATTAGTCGCAGTGTTGATGATTAACGATGTTCAGATGTGTCGGTTTGAGAGCAACTCAGCCGGGGGAAGAATAGCAGAGAAAGTAAATAAGGAGATAAAAGAAAAAGGTGGTAACACTCGAATCACTACAAAATATACTACAGCAAACAAGGAAACCAAAATCATAGTCAATAGCGGTTGGGTCAAAGAGCATTGTTTATTTAAAGACAGGAGTTTGTATAGGCGACAAAGTGATTATGGTAAAATGATGGATATGTTGTGTTCGTATACCGTGCTAGGTAAAAATAAACATGACGACGTGCCTGATGGCATGGCGATGTTTTCTGAATTTGCTCAGTCATTAACTAATGGTAAGATTGAGGTGTTCGGTCGTCCAATTTAATATACTATATATAGTACATATAACGGTTAAAGTATTGACAAACACAATATGTTGTACTATAATATAATTAGCAGAGGTTTTCTTCCAAAGAATGGTGCATAATTGCAAGTAAAAACTTGTAGTTATGCACTATTTTTATTTAAAAAGAGGAGTTGAAATTGGCACACGTTATAGATACATCCAAACCTAAATTATATAAAAGACAACTAAGTGGTAGGCGTGTCATAAAAATCGGTGTGTCAAAAGTCACGTCGGATAATTTACTTGACATTCTAAATAAAGTTGCGACCGAACATAGTGCCAATCGTAGCGAGATTGACTATCTCTACAGGTATTATAAAGGCGACCAACCTATCCGATATAGAACAAAAGAGATTCGTGAGGATATTTGCAACAAGATTGTTGAAAATCGAGCAAATGAAATCGTAGCGTTTAAAGTAGGTTATCTTTGTGGTGAACCTATACAATACGTAAGTCGTAATGGTGGAGATAGAATTGTCGATGAAATCAACAGACTTAATGAGTTAATGTTCGCTGAGGACAAAGCTAGTCAAGACCAAGAAATTGTAGAGTGGCAAATGATATGTGGTACAGCATATCGACTAGTTTTAGCCGATAAACCCGATGAGCAAGATGATTGCCCGTTTGAAATGTATACACTTGACCCACGAGATACATATATCGTTTACTCAAACGAAATCGGTAATAAACCATTGATGGCAGTTAAAGAACGCATAGATGAGAATGACCGAGTGTTTAAATCGGTTTACACGGATACTACTTATTATTTAGTGTGTAACGATGAAATTATAAAGACGAAACAACATACCATGGGTATGATTCCTATTTTCGAATATCCGGCAAATAATTCGAGATTAGGAGCGTTTGAAACCGTATTACCACTGTTAGACGCAATCAATACTGTAGATAGTAATCGTATGGATGGCGTAGAGCAATTTGTGCAGGCATATTGGAAGTTTGTAGGTTGCGATATTGAGTTAGAGGATTTCAAACGATTTCTCGAAGAGGGGGCAATTAAGATTCCACCTAACAGTCAGGGTGGGAATATAGATGTCGACCTTATTGTAAAGGAGCTAAATCAAGTACAGGTACAGACTTTAAAGAACGATATGTATCAGTCTGTGCTCACAATATGTGGAATGCCTAATCGCAATGGTGGAACATCTACAAGTGATACGGGGTCAGCAGTTGTGCTAAGAGATGGGTGGTCAGACGCCGAGGCTAGAGCCAAAGATAGTGAGAACGTGTTTAAGCGAGCTGAAAAGCAAATGCTGAAATTGGTACTCAAAATCTGTAGAGATATGAGTGGTATGACTCTAAAACTCAAAGATATAGACATGAAGTTTACACGTCGTAATTATGAGGCGGTACAGAGCAAATCGCAGGTACTTGTATCAATGCTCAATAACGAGAAGATTCACCCACAATTAGCCTTTTCACACTGTGGATTGTTTACAGATAGCGAGTCGGCTTATGCGATGAGTATGGACTATTACAACGAGAATAAAGATGATAAGACGGGGACTACCGTTTTAGATAATGACATCAGAGAAGATGTAAAAACACAAAAGACTACAGAGAAGTAAAAACACAAAGCATCAGAGAAGATGTAAAAACACAGAAAGAGGGTATCATGGCAAAAATTGATTTGACAAAAATTGTCGGCTACGAGGCAATGAGTGAGGCTGAGAAAATAAAGGCATTAGAGGAATACAATTTTGCAGAGCCTGATTATTCGGGTTATGTGAAAAAAGAGGTGTTTGATAAGACGGCGTCGGAACTTGCCACAAAGAAGAAAGAGCTGAGGGATAAGCTGAGTGAAGATGAGAAAAAGGCTCAGGAAGATAAAGAGGCATTTGAGGAATTACAAACATCTTATGCAGCACTACTCAAGGAGAGCGAAATAGCAAAGTACAAAGCTCAGTTCCTAGCAATGGGTTATGCCGACGAATTGGCTACCGAAACAGCGACAGCAATGGTTGATGGTGATAATGATAAGGTGTTCGCCAATCAGAAATTACATTTACAGAATGTGGAGAGTAAGATTAAGGCGGATATTCTCAGTTCCACACCTAAGCCCGAGGGTGATAGTAGCGGAAAGGGAATGACTTTAGCGGCGTTTAGGAAACTATCACCGATGGAAAGATTAGAGTTTGCAAATGACAACCCAACGGAATATGAAACACTATACACAGGGGGTAATGAATAATGGCACACACAATATATAGTAATTTTTATCTATCAAATGAAATAGAGGACGCTTATAAGTCCCATATTGATTTGACACAGTTTTGTAAGGTCGACAATAGTCTTGTCGGTACACCGGGCATGGAACGTAAGATTAACGTTTACAGTGCAGTAAACGGGGCTGAAAAGTTGGCTATGGGTGCAGGAAACACAAAGTCAATCGAGGTGAAGTACACAGAAAAGCCTTATACAATTGCACTAGCTCAGAGTAGATTTGAGTATTTCGATGAGCAGGACATGACAGACCCAATGCTTGTCCCAACAGGGCTAAAGTATATGGGTGCGGATATGTTTAACACAGTGAATGCTGATATCTTCGCCGAGTACAATAAGGCAAAACTAAATGTAAAGCCAAAGGCTTATGACTTTGGAGCATTCGCTGACGCAATCTCTCTTATAAATGTTGAGGGTACAGATAACGACCCACAGGACATTAACGCATTCGGTTTTGTAAACCCAAAAGATATGGCGTCGGTGCGTAAGGCTCTAAAGGACGACCTAAAGTACGTTGAGAGTTTTGCGAGAACGGGTTATGTAGGTACTGTAGCGGGAATCAATCTCTACACAAAGAAAGACGCAGTAGCCGGCACTTGCATTGTCGGTGTAAAGGACGCTGTAACACTTTTCAACAAAAAGGGTACAGAAATTGAACAGCAGAGAGAGGCAAATATAAGAAAGAACAGTATTTTCTCAAGAAAATACTACGTTGCTGCACTCACTGACGAGTCAAAGGCAGTGAAGATTATAATCACACCTTAATTTGGTTTTCATTCATTTTCCTTTTTCAATAGTGAGGGGGTAGCAAAGTGACAGATAGTGAAAAGCTCAGTATGGTAAAGGCAATGTCAGAGGGAGACGACACTGATGAAACTTTGCTCGCCTACCTCAAAATTGCAGAGAAGAAAATATTAAACAGGTTATATCCGTTTGGTAGTGATAAGAAAGCCATACCTGAGAAGTATGAAATAATGCAGTGTGAGATAGCAGTATACATGCTCAACAAAAGAGGGGCAGAGGGGCAGAAAATACATACCGAAAATGGTATTTCTAGGAGTTACGAATCTGGGGATATACCTTGGTCATTACTTGCTCAAATCACACCCATTGTGGGGGTGATGAAGTGAAATGCTTAGAGCGAAATAAGACATCATTTTGGTATTCACCATATATCGGCAAGTCGGAAATAATCGACGAATATGGCAATAGAACAGGTGAATATCAGATAGAGAGAGCAAATCCGATAAAATATCGAGCTAATATATCATCGGCGAGAGGGGAGACAGAAAGTCAACTTTTCGGTGATACTGAGAATTATGACCGTGTAATCGCACTAGACAATGTGTCACCGGCGATAGATGAATACACTATTTTATGGTTAGACACTGAGCCTAGAGTTACAGTTAGTGGTGAGCTGGAGCGAGATATCTCGGGTCAAATCCTGACACCACATAATTACATCGTGAAGAAAGTAGCGAAAAGCCTTAACTCGACACTTATTGCGATTAGTAAGGTGACGGTATCGTAATGCAGATTGAGGTTGAGTTGTCGCAAGATAGTGTCGATAAAGCTATTCAAAAGTTAGAGCGATACAAATCGGAGCTCTTAGAAAAAGAAAGACTTTTGCGTGAGGAGATAGCGAGAGTGTTAGAATCTCACGCTCAATCGGGATTTGATTCAGCGATTGTTAGCGACTTAATAAATGGTAAAACCGAAAATGCTAATGTGACAGTATCGCATACAAGCAGTGGTAATACCACGATAGTGGTCGCAAGAGGTGAGGACGCAGTATGGGTTGAGTTTGGTGCAGGTGTGTACCACAATGGTTCAGTCGGTCAGTCACCACACGAAAAAGGTAATGAGCTAGGAATGACTATAGGTAGTTATGGTCACGGTCTAGGTCGTAGAGATGTTTGGGGGTATATGGATGGTGGCGAGTTGATACTCACTCACGGTACACCAATGCAAGCACCGATGTACGAGGCACTTATGATAGTGTGCTCGGAATTACCTAAAATAGTAAGGGAGATATACGGGTGATAGATATAGAAAATGAAATATACAATGCTGTATCTAAGCAGTTAAAAGCAACATATAAGAATATATTTATCACGGGTGAATACGTGAAAGCACCACCGTCGTTCCCTTGTGTATCTATCGTGGAAATGGATAATCAAGCTTATCGTAAGACGAGGAGTACAGATTGTGTCGAGAACCACGCCCAAGTGATGTATCGAATCAATATTTACTCAAATAAGGTCAGCGGTAAAAAAGCTGAGTGCAAATCCATATTAGCAATAGTTGATAATGTTTTCGGAGAATTGGGGTTTAATCGCATGGGTGCGAGTCCAATTCAAAATGAGAACGACGCAACAGTTTATAGAATAATCGCTCAGTACAGAGCGGTTGTATCGAAAGAAAAGAATATATATAGGGGGTAATTTATGGCAATCATCACATATAAGACTTTTTTGATGAGAAAGAATACGTCTACTTGGGAAAAAGTGCTTGATATTACAAGTTTTCCTGACCTCGGTGGAGCACCTGAGATGTTGGACACTACAACATTGTCGGATAGCATGAAAACATCAGAACCGGGAATCCTATCAGGTGGTACACTCGAGTTCGGAGCTAACTACACATTAGCTGATTATAAAAAGCTAAAAGCGCTCGAGGGTAAGGACGAGGAATACGGAGTATGGTTCGGTGGTACAGAAACAGCCGGAACACTAACACCAAAGGGTGACGACGGTAAGTTCAGATTCAAGGGCAAGCTCACAGTGACCCCACCTAATGGCGGTAGTGTAAATGAGGTTGTTAAGATGAAGATATCAATTGCACCATCAACACCTATCACACTAGATACTACAGTGTAAGTTAAGAAAAGGAGAGATATAAATGAAACAGCTAAAATTTACTTATGATGGAAAAGATTACACATTGGAGTTCACAAGAAAAACCGTAGCGGAGATGGAAAAGAGAGGGTTCATTGCGTCCGAAGTGGACACAAAGCCTATGAGCACTCTACCTGAGCTATTTGCCGGCTCATTCCTTGCAAATCATAGATTTGTACAGCGTAAGCTTATAGATGAGATTTACGAAAAGATGAATAACAAGTCGGAACTAATCGGTAAGCTAGCAGAAATGTATAACGAACCAATTATGACACTTGTAGAAGAACCGGCAAAAAAGGGAAACTTGGAGTGGACGACGGATTTTTAGACGATTCGTCGCCCGACATCAATGATAATAAGAGAGAGGTTTTGCTACAAAGCCTCTCTCTAACACCTTATACGGATATTTTCAATGAGCAATGCCCTTATTATTTAGCTATGGGTATGACTTATAACCAATTTTGGAACGATGACCCCATCATGGTAACAGCGTTCAGAAAAGCCGAGGAGATTAAAACGATAAAAGCTAATCAGATGGCTTGGTTACAAGGTAGGTATATATATGACGCAATATTACGAATCACACCTGTATTTGGTGGTCATGAGCCTGTTGAGTATTTATCCGAGGCATATCCAATCGGTCAGACAGCAGTTGAGAACGCTAAGGAAAAACAGGAAGAATCGAATAGAGCCAAGGCTAAACAATTTATGGAAATGTTCGCAGTGAGCAATAACGCAAAATTCAACGAAAAGGGGGAGAAAAATGTCAGACGCAATGAGGATTGACGCATTAGAAATACAAATACAATCATCGTCGCAGTCAGCAGTTAATGGCGTCAACGCCCTAACGGGGTCATTGACAAAGCTTAGAGATTCCCTAAAAGGTGGAATAGGATTAGATAGCGTTATTGGTGAGCTAAAACGACTTGATGAGGCGACTCGCTCGCTAGATGGGTCGGCGTCAAGCAAAATTAGAAACTTATCGGGTGCTATCAAAACACTATCAGATGTTAGCAAAAACAGAATATCGTCATCTCTCGGAAATCAACTTAGGAGTATTTCCGATGGATTGAGAAACTTTAAAGGTGGGGACTATTCCTACCTTAATGAAATATCGAAAAGCATGGCTAGTTTGTCGCAAATAAAAGGCGGTACAGGGTTGAAAAATGTAATGAACCAACTCAAAGAATTGCCAACACTAGCGACAAGTCTATCTGCCATGGATATAAAAGGGCTAATTGCTAATCTTAAAGAGCTATCGGGGGTGTTTGTACCACTAGGAGTGAGTATACAGCGAATCCAAGGTCATATTAGCAATTTACCAAGTAAGTTCTCAAAGATGGCATATACATCTAGTAAAGTTACAGAGGCTAATAATGGGCTAAAAGCTAGTTTAATTGGTGTATATGCAAAGGCAAGAATGGTATGGGTTGGGTTTTCCCAACTCAGAGATAAGCTAAGTAGCTTTATAACAGAATCCAATAAGTATATTGAGGATTTGAACTTATTCACAGCCTCCATGGGGGATGGGTCTAAGTCTGCTCAAGAGTTTGGTGAAAAGGTTAGTGACGCTATGGGTATTGACCCGGCAGAGTGGTTGCGAAACCAAGGTATATTTAACACCATTACTGAGGGTTTTGGTGTAGCTAGTGATAGAGCCCATATCATGTCAAAGAATCTAACACAGCTTGGTTACGACTTATCATCATTCTTTAATATTAGCTATGAAGATTCCATGCAGAAACTACAGTCGGGTCTAGCTGGTGAATTAGAACCACTAAGACGACTAGGTTTTGACTTATCTGTAGCTAGATTGCAGCAAGAGGCTTATAACCTCGGTATAAATCAGAGTGTAAACAGCATGACACAGGCGGAAAAGGCTCAATTGAGATATCATGCTATTCTGACTCAGGTAACTGTGGCACAAGGTGACATGGCAAGAACAATCGACGCTCCAGCTAATCAGCTTAGAATATTCAAAGCTCAGTTGACACAGGCGGCGAGGGCAATTGGTAATATGTTTATTCCAATGTTACAAGCTATATTGCCATATGCAATTGCTGTAGCTAAAGTAATTACTTTGATGGCAAATGTACTAGCAAGATTATTTGGTTATAAGAAAGTTGATATCGACTATAGCAGTGTGAAGAAAGGCAGTAGTGCTTTAGGGGGCATGACCAAGAACGCAAATAATGCGGGTAGGGCTCTAGGCGGTGCTACAAAGAAAGCCAAGGAGCTTAAAAACGCTTTGCTGGGTATTGACGAACTACATATTATATCGCCACTAGAACAGGGCTCGGGTGGAGCCGGTGGCGGTGGTGCAGGCGGAGTCGGTGGTATCGACGGACTGGGTTCGGGAATGGATTTTGACCTAGACTCTTATGACTTTACGCTCGGTAAAATTGTACCAAAGTTTGAAAAGATTTTTCAAAAGATGAAAAAATGGCTCGGTCTTGACAAAGAGATAAATAGTTGGAGCGAGTTAATGGACACTAGGTTCGGGCATATACTAGAAACCGTGACAGCTATCGGAGTTGCATTTGGTACATGGAAAATATCGAAAAGTTTAATATCATCTATTAAGAATATCGAAAAATTAGGTGGGGTATTTAACGGTCTAAAATTGGTCGGTGCGATATTATTTGTACAAGATATCCTAGAGTTTATTGAGGCTATACATAGAATAGCGAAAGAGGGTGCGAATTTCTCCACCGTAGGAAAAGCAATATCTGAATTTGCAGGTATGCTTGGTGATTCGTTCATAATTCTCGGCAAAACAAAACTCGGTGGGGCACTGAAAGTTGTGCAAGGTATCGGTGAAATTGTCACAGCTTTGCGACATATCTCTAAAAAGGGTATTAACTTTGATGACATCCAAGATGTAATCCATGGGATTGGTAATATCGGAATTGCTATAGGACTTATGACAGGAAACTGGAAAACTCTAGGAATAGGAATGATAATTCAAGGTATATCGGGTACGATAGACGAGTTAAGAAAAGCCATGTCAAAACTTAAAAAAGGTGATTGGTCGGGTTTTCGCTCACCTAAACTGATTATCAGTGCAATCGAAATGTTAGCGGGAATAGGCTTAACATTCGGTTGGTTCTCAAAGCTAAAGTTCCCATTTAAAAAAGCGGATGTTTTAGAAAAGACAAAGACTATTACTGAGGCAACAGAAACTGTTAGTCCTGTTAAATCAGGGATGACAGGTAAGCTAAAGAATCTTGCTAAAGATATGGGCTTGGGTCTTGTGATAATGACCGAGGTTATCGCAGCGGTATCGTTATTTGTAGGCGGAATCGCTCTTGTCGGATATGAATTAGGTCTTGTGGGTAAAGCGTGGTCGCCTGTAATTGAGAACAAGGAAGAGATACTCAAAGGTATGACATTGGGAACACTCACACTTATTGCAGTTGGTGGAGTCACATATGTACTCGGTCAAGCCGGCAAGACAATCGCTCCTCAGATGGGTTTAGGAATCGCAGTATTAGTTGAGATAGGTGTAGCAACCGCTATATTCCTTGGTGAAATCATACTTGTGGCGAAACTACTCGATAGAGTTGGTAAAGCATGGCAACCTGTATTAGACAATGGCGACACTATCAAGCAAGGAATCAAATACGGAACATTATTATTGGTTGGAATAGGTGTAGTAACCGCAGGATTAGGACTAATCACAGTCGGAACAGCGGGAACAATACCGATGGCGATTGCGATAGGCACAGCATTATTGCTCGAACTCGCAGGGGCACTCGTATTATTTGTGAACAGTCTAGTGCGTGTCGCAAATAGTTTGAGCGAAAGGCTCGCTCCGGCATTAGGTAGATTGAATGATAAGCTACCTAAACTCAAAGACGATATGTATGATTTCGGTAGGTTTATGGGTGATTTTGCAAAAGCTGTATGGGACTATACGAAAAACTCAGCTATAGCGGGGCTTGGTGCAACCATAGATAAGGTGCTAGATTTCTTCTTAGCAGACCCTATCGAACGCCTATCTGATGATGTGCACAAAATAAGTGTGCAAGCGTCGTCATTAAGACGAGAGTTGAAAAAAGCTGTACCTAAGCTTGAAGAATGTAAAGAGTTAATGGTAAGTTACAAAGGTGCTCTAAGAGAACTCAAGAAAGTTCTAGGTAAAAACGGTGGCAATTACAATTTATCGGACAACTTAGGGGTAACCGTTACAGTAAGAGTGAACCTAGTCAAAAACGGTTGGTCTACAATCAGCTCGTTTATAGGTGACATACCAACACTCAGTCAGCGAATCCGATTAAAGCGTAAAGATTGGAGAACTGTAAAAGAATGGGTAGGTGATATACCAACGCTCAGTCAAGCAATTCAACTTGTCAAAAAAGGTTGGACAACTGTTGCGTCATGGGTCGGAGCCGGTGGGAGTGTCACCGTTGGCGTGTATCTGAGATTAGCTAGAGGTCAGAGCTTAGAAAATTTGATAGGCACATCAATCACAGTTGATGTATCGCTAAAGAAAAAGAATTGGAAATCAGTTAAACATTTCTTTGGATTATCAGGTGGTGGTTATTTTAAATCTCATCTATTCGGTACTTTTGCCGATGGTGGATATGTGCGAAATGGTAATCAGAGCCATTGGGGCAACGTGCCAATGTACGCTAACGGTACTAGCAATGCTCTACACGGTTCTATGTTTATAGCCGGCGAATCCGGGGCGGAAATGGTTGGGCACATAAATGGTCAGACCGAGGTATTGAATCAGTCACAAATCAAGCTGGCGATGAGGAGTGCTGTAATCAGCGGTATGCTACAGTTCACGGGGTATTGGTCACAGATGAACAATCTCTTAGTTGCATGCACAAATTCAGTAATCAATGCGATTTTGGTAAGTGCTGAGGCTATCAATAGGTCTCAAACACCAACACCAATATATGAGCTCTCAGAAAATGTGGCAAATAGCATGTTCGCAGAAAGTCAGAGACTAACCGCACAATCTCGAGCAGATAGCACATCGCAGCAAGAACTCGCCGACCTATTTAGGGAGTATATAGAACCGACATTACGAGAAATTGCAGCCGATACAAAGCGACAGGCAGATAAGAGCGAACGTACCGTAGTACAAATTGGCGGTAGAACCGTCAGCGACGTGGTAGAGACACAGAAAAACGCTAACGGATTTGTATTTGCAAGATAGGGGGTAAATATGGCGTATATTTCAATCAATGGTTACGCTCTCCCCCCTTGTAAAAGGGGAGTGAAAATAGTAATCACAACCGCTGTAAATGCGGGTCGAGATGGTAATGGTGCTGTTGTGGGTCAGAGAATCGGACGAGACCAATACAAAATAGACGGACTTGAATGGGCGTGGCTCACAGCAAGTGAATGGCAGAGAATATTATCATTACTACAAAACTTTTATGTGAATGTTACATTCAATGACCCTTATACAAATGCTCGAAAAACACTCAGAATGTACTGTGGTGACAGAACAGCAGAACCGTATTGGGTCACTGACGATGGGACACCTACACATTACAGGAATTGTAGGGTTAATCTAATTGACACGGGTCTATAGGGGGATTTATGCAGAAAGTATCAAAAGAATATCAAGCTAGCATGAGTTCCCCATTGAGAGAGCGAGCATTTATTCAAGTATCTTTTGGATTGATAAACCAATTAGCACAGACGGGGGCGAAGTTGAGAGCTAGTGATGAATCATATTACTCTAACTCAGCTAGTGTCCTAACCTTTGGTGCAAATAATGTGGAGTATGCAACACTAGAACGTCAATTTACAAAAGTAGATGGTAGTATGAGGTTTTTACCTAGAGAAAACTTGAACGTAACCTATAACGATACCGGGATTATTTCCAAAACCCCCCTTGGGGTAAGCCATTTTATGCTTATGGTAAATTTTGGGAGCGAGGAAATCAGTTTTAAGGGGTTTTCAATAGACTTTGGATATAACTATCCAACCGAGTTTAAAATCGACACAAACAACGGAAAACAGCTAAATATAATAAACAACGATAAATCGCTGTGGGTGACAGAGGAAACTTTTGATAAAGTCCAAAATATGACCGTCACTATTCAAAAAATGAGGTATGAGGGATGTAGAGTCAGAATAAAATCGGTTCAATTCGGTTTAGGACTTGTCTACGGAAACGAGTATGTACTCGATAGCTCGCTTGAATCATATGTATCGCCCATTTCGGCGGATATTCCACAAGTTGATTTCATGGTCAAATTGAAAAACGACAACAAGTATTTCAATGTGGACAATCCAAAATCGGCGATAAATTATTTTGAGACGGGTCAGCAACTCAGCGTAATGTATGGCTATAAACTACCTAACTCAAATAAAGTTGAATGGTTAAAAGGTGGTCAACTTATTTGTACAGAGTGGGAAAGTGACGACGACACGGCGACAATCCGAGGGACAGACCTACTTAGAGCATTAGATAAAGAATATGTAGATGGTCGATATTCATTATCCGGGGTGAGTTACTACGATGTATTGGTCAAGTTATTTAGGGTGATGAAAATTGAGAAATACTATATCGAACCACGTTTAAAAACGATAATGCTTAAGAATCCAATTCCTAGAGTCAAACTTAAAGAGGCTGTGCAACTAATTGCCAATGCTTGTAGATGTACAGTGTCACAGTCGAGATGGGGCGAGATACAGATAAAATCAAACTATATTCCAACGTTGACTATTCGCTCAAATGACGGTGATAAAATGACGAATCTCACCAATATACTAAAACATTTGCAAAAGGTTGAAATTGCAAGATTAGACACAGATTACACCACCGTGGACGGTACGATGTATTTTGCAACGAGAAATGGCACATCGACGCATGAAATGGGATTCGTGTCGGATAGAGCGTCAAATTCAGATTGTGAGTTTGATAACCCGATTTCGGTTACGATAACAATGGATAATATCCGAGCTTATTACAATGTTAATTTTGAATTTGGTGGAGCATTACCGTCACTGTTTAAAATATATACATATAACAATGGTGTAAATACCGCCACATTTACTGTAGATGAGTCTGAAATTAGTAGAAAGATGTCGGTGATAAGAGAGTTCGGTGAATGTGATAGAATGACTATCAGCTTTGAAAAAACCAACAAACCGAACAATCATATTGTGATAAAACGTATCGGATTAGAAACCGCTACAAATTTCATGATAACAAGGCGAGACATGATGTCATCACCAAAGGCAATTAAACAAGAATCTATAAAAGAGATAATAGTACCTTATTATATTTATCAAGAATCGGATAAAGAAAATGTACTTATTTCGGAAGATATCGAGGTTGAATTGAATCAGGTAGTGACATATTACCTCGACTCACCTTGTTATAATTTTACAGTGACGGTTGATGAAACATCATCGTTAGTTAAAATCATCAGTGAGTCTAACTATGCCATAACAGTGAAATATAAAACAAGTGGGAAACACAAGCTTGAGCTGAGGGGATATAAATACACAGTTATCGAAAAGCAAGTCAGGTTATCATTGAATAATCGAGGCAGAATCGTAAAGTGGGCAAATCCCTTGCTCAGTGATGAAGAGATGGCGAATCAATTGTTGCAATGGCTCAGAGAATATTATACGTCAGGAATAGAGTATGAGTATGACACTAGAGGGAATCCTGAGTTGGACGCAAATGATATTGTAAATCAAGAGAATGAATTTCATCCGGGCATGCAAGTATGCATATATAAATATAATATGAAGTTTAACAATTCATTTTCAGCAAGTGTAGTAGCACGGAGACAAGGGGGATAATATGTGGCAAAAACCGAAAACAGATTGGTCAACTCGATATGTAGACGGTGAGTATCAAGGCGATTATTTCAACGTTGAGGACTATAATCGTATCAAAAACAATCTCGCCCATCTAAACAATTTGGCTCAGGCGTTATATCCATCATTTTGGATATTAGAAATGGGTTCAGATAAACAAGTTGGCGATTACTTTTATGCAGATGAAATCAATAAGTTTGAGCACAATCTCGAGATAATTAACGCAAATACGGTACGCCTTAATATTGGTGAAACCGCTCAATTTGTGGCTGACGAAACGACAATGACCTTTTCAGATTTGAATAGACTCGAACAAAATTCACTCAGACTATATAATATCTTGCAAAATTCCTATGATAATAGACGACATCTCGCAATCAACCTAGAACAAAGAAAGGTGGCAATTTAAAATGAATAAGCTCAAAACAGATTACAATGACGCAATTTATACAGGTAACAAAAAGTATAACTTAATAAATAATGACGACGGTACAATCTCGCTTGAAGATAAAACGGTATATTATCAAAAAGATGATACTACTATTTTTGGGGCAACTGATATCAATCAAATCACTAAGTCCATCAATGACATCAATGAAAAACACGAAAATGGTACGTTGGCGTTAAGTATTGATAAATTTGAGACTTTAGACGAGGATGGTTTGGACACAAAAGTTGCACTCGCTGTAAGCAAACGTGGTAAGCTCTACAAGGTGACAATTCGAGCACTATTTGAATATCTACGTAAGAGTGCACAAAAACTATCGGAGCCGGAAGATGTATATTGGAATAATGGTACGTGGACATGCCCCGCAGATGGTTTTATCACAATATGTGTCGGAGCTGATAATTCAACAGGATATACCTTAGTATACATTTCAGACGCACAAAGCGACATAAAATGCTCAGTATACGGTCAGGGGACAGGCGGAACATTCACATCTATGTTCCCGGTTCATAAAGGGGTCTCTTATAAAACATTTTATGCGGTAGGAGTAAAGACTATTAAGGCAATGTATACAAAACTAGGTTAAGGGGGCATAAATGATAGCAGTCGTTATCTCAATTATAGTCGGAATAATCGCCATCATAAGCACAATAATTAGATGTTTTAGATGGCTCGCTAAGAAAATAGAATCAGATTATCAAAAGTCGTTGGATAGTGCTAACGCTAAGCACAATATCGAAGAAATTACTCGACAACTTAATGCAAATTCAGTAGGGACTAGAGCAATGCTCAGATTTAGACTACGGTCAGAAATGCTAATAGCGATTGAACGAGGTTGGAAGTCGATTATAGAATTTGAAGATATAACCACAATGTTTGAGGCATACAAAGAACTAGATGGTAATGGTACTATGGACGACATCTATAGACAATATTGTGCTTTACCAATAAAAGACGTTAATACGCTCATCGAATGTGGGTGTTAGAAAAGAGGGGGTAAATATGAATTTAAAACTTAGATTGAAGAACAAGGTTACACTACTAGCTATAGTATCAACAGCTTTATCAATTGTGTACACATTTCTAGGTATGTTGGGAATCGTACCATCAATCACTCAAGAACAGTGGCACAACCTATTTGTGATAGTGATACAGCTACTCGTACTACTTGGTGTAGTTGTTGACCCAACAACAGAGGGTGTAAAGGATAGTGCACAAGCTATGGAATATACCGAACCAAGAAAGGATGACTCATCGGATGGGGAAGATACTGTAATCAAAGGTTTTAGGGGTTAGGAGAAATACTATGGCATATCAATTTATAGAGAACTTTGACAGTCCTAACTTTGGCAAATACTATGTCGGGGAGACTAATCAAAATCACCCTGAGTACATCTGTATTCACTGGTGGGGATACTATGGGCAAGCATTTATGACGCCAGTTAATTGGCTGTGCAATCCGAAGTCAGGTGCGTCGGCTCATCTAGTAGCTGAGGCTGGTAGAGTTGCTTGTATCGTTAGTTATCCTAATGTGGCTTGGCACACTGGCGTGATGGAAGAGAACTCAAGGTCTATTGGCATTGAGTGTCGTCCCGAGTGTCGTCCTGCTGACTTTGAGACAGTGGCAGAACTCATAGCTGATATATGGCGATTTTATGGTCGCAAATTGCCACTCAAAGGGCATAGAGACATCAAGCCTACACAATGTCCGGGAGTATGGTATGACCGACTAGACGAACTATATCGCAGAGCAGAATACTATTACAATGGGGGGAATGCTCAGCCTGTACCTGAAAAGAAAACTATTCCATCAGATGTGACTATCACTAGGTACAATGGTGAGGATAGATACAAGACCGCAGACCTAATCGCTGAATCACATCTAAAACCTAACAAGGTTGTTGTTAGTGGCAAAGGTTTTGCAGATGGTTTGAGTGCTGGTTATTTTGCTTATGTTAGGAATGCTAATCTAGTATATGATGAGTGCAAGGGTACTAACGGACTTGAGACAACTGTTGTAGGTGGAGATGTAAAAATCAACGGTACAGGGGTTAAGGTGCTGAGTGGTACTGATAGATACGCAACTAATCTTGAGGTACTCAAAGAGTGCATAAAAGGTGCTAAAAAGCTAATCATCACAAGTGGTAAGGATTGGGCTGACGGAGTATCGGTATCGACAGTGCGTCACCCAGTTATGATGGTTGGCGACTACCTCACAATCAAGCAAGCGGCTTTTTTGGATAAGCAGTCTGACCTTGAGTATGTCATACTAGGTGGTGATAGCGTAGTATCAAAGGATATTGAGCGACAGCTCGCTGACATCGGCAAGGTAACAAGGCTTGATGGATTAGATAGGTACGAGACATCAACAAAGATTGCCGAGCAGTTCTACCCACAGAGTGATACTGTGATTTTAGTTAATGCTTGGGCAGACGGACTTGTAGCAAGCAACATCGGAGATTATCCTGTGATATTGCTCAACAAGTACACAAACGAATCAGCTAAGGCGTATATCAAAAAGCACAGAATCAAAAAGGCTTTTGTACTAGGCGATATATCCGATGATGTTCTTGCTGACATATTTAATTAGTAGTAAATCTTAGTTGATTTATATATCTCAAAAGGTAAATCCCACTAATTACTAGTGGGATTTACCTTTTTACTAAAAACACATATCCTATGTGAGTTGAGGTCACAAAATAGGGGTTCGGATATGCGTACTTTGGTATCGCCTAGGGGAGTCGAACCCCTGATTCAGCCGTGAGAGGGCTACAAACAATGTGTATTTTTCAATATTATCAGGAATAATCACTCAGCGGGTAACGCGGTATAGGTTATTAAGCTTATCAGCAGCATCAAGAAGCTTATCATTATTAACATGCGTATATATATTTGAAGTTGTAGTGATAGAAGCATGGCCCATAAGTCGTTGCGCCACACGGACATCAACACCCGCTAAACATAAATCAGTGCAGAAGGTATGGCGAAGGCAATAAGGGACAAGATCCTCTGCAACATGACTAGGATATACAAGCTTATTGCGGTACAATTGATTCCCGGCTTTTAGGTTAAGATGCCTCTTGAACGCGTTCCACAAATGCTGCCTTCCGCTCTCGTCAAGTTTCTTGCCAACAGTATTTTTGAAAACATAATCATCTGCGCCCTTCTTATATACAAGTATATTTTTACAAAAATATTTATTAAAACAGATGAATTTTTTACAATTCAAGCAGCTTAGATATAATAATCAAATGAAAACTTGCCTTGAGGTGTATATTATATATGTATGTCTATCAGGCTACTACCAAAATTCATCTTCGTCTAACTTATAAATAAAAGTTAAACTTTTTTAATTTTCTGGCGAAGATAAAATTACCTTCCTGAAGCGTAACTTAAATATATGTCTATTATAATAAAATCTTTCTTC